AACGCCTTCTTAGCTGTCTCATTATCAGCACTGTTGTCAAACGTCTCTGGAACCTTATCACCAAATCTACTCATTTACAAAACCCTTTTTATTACCAATATTTTTTCAAGCTTTTTTTAACAATCATGTGAGTGGGGGATCACTAGCTACGTTACTATCGAGGTTTTTTAACCCCCTACCCCCTAGCCAAGATCAATCGAAACCTTAATATCTCCTGCCAGTTGTACTTGCGATCTATCTATTGGCTTAAACCCTGCTCTATCCAATAGATCCTTGCTAGCCTCAAGCTGTACGTACTCGCTCTTAGCTTGCTTAGCTAGCCCTGCCAACTGGTGTACGGCCGCTGGAGCATGTCTACTAAACTCTTTAGCTACAACTTCCATCATGTACTGCTGCACATGGGCTAGCTTCATACTCTTCTGTGCCGTCACTCTTCCGCTGTCGCCTTCAGCGTAGCCAGCTTCTTGTGAGGCTTGTGTAAGATTACCACCATTTGCTACATACGCTTCAACCAATGCTGTCTGCTTACGTGTTAGTTTCCTTAATGCTATGTTTGCCATATTAACTCCTACTGTAGCCCCCCTCTCCCTCTCTCCCCCCATGTTTAGCACTACAAATACACCCTGTGTCAACGCACAAAACATGCATCAGCCTATCTATCTTCTTCTAGTATGTTATGGAACTGGTACTACAAGGTACTACAAAAGATATGCTTTCGTAAATAATCCATGTCATCACTGCATCGCTCTCGTTGCTGAAACCTATCTTGTAGTTCCCCGAGCGCATATGCCTCGCTTGCTTCAGCCATGTCTGCGTACCTCTAGTCGGAGTAGCAACACCCTCTGACTTGACCTGCATGCCAGCATCGAAAACCCACTGCAACCACTTTCCTTTCTCCCTAACTCCTGACTGTATTCTATTCTATGCCTGTCTTCCTTACATTTGGTTACAGGCGTGGAAAGAAGTTGCTGTGGGCAAGGGTCTGAAGAAGACCTTTTCGTTACTGGCTCTTGGTCTGCATCAGAGGGTGTTACCCCTCCTACTTAACTAGAGGTACTAGACATGACTAAATCAAACTCAACATCCACACTCATGGAACTAAAGCTAGCTGTCATCAACTATCACGATGGTGACAACATGGATTATTTACAAAAGAATATCTCACGCGATGCGTGCTATACAAGTTACAATAGTTTAACATACAAGAAGAAGATGCTAGCTGACGCAGTTACAGACTTCGAATCATATGTAGCCGAAGGCAAAGACATTGCGGCAGAAAGAGCTTGCGAAAAAGCTGAACGCATTGAGCTAGAACTTGAGCAACTTACTGAACGTCACGTAGCTGACTTAGGTGTATACATGGTCATCAATGACGGCGAAGAATGGAGCATGACAGTCAAGCCTAAAAGCAAGGCATCACTAGCATCTAAACTAGCAGCAATGCAAAAGAGGGTGGCGTAAGCCCCCTCACTACCAAGGAGATACTCAATGTTAAGCATAGAAGAACAACGTCGCAACGAACGTCGCAATCTAGGTTACACTGATGCTGAGATACAGCATGAGGAATTAAAGGATCGCATCTGTATATTTTTATACGCAGCTACAGCATCAGGAATTGTAGCGTCAGCATGGGTGTTGCTCCTCCTTTGAGGGGCGCATCTTGTGCTTGGCGTTGAGTCGAGATCAACATGTGGTGGGTTGTGTTGCGTAAGCGCACAATGTAAACTGTTGAAATGAAATGGAAAAGGATTAATGAAATGATAGATATATATGATTGCTTTCAACGTACATGGTGGAAGGACAATCCTGATTACCCTAATGGTTTAGAACCACATGCTGGTGAAAAGGATTTCTATTTTAAGAATGCAGTAGGCAGTGAAACACATGCCTTCTTCACCGAGCAAGAGGCAATAGATTTTTGTAGACAATGGAACGACACGCATGATGCTGGTCGATATAGTCTCAAAGCAGAGTACCAAGACAGACCAGAACCTATTATAAAAGAGGACATATAATGAATATAACTATCATGAATGTAAGTAAGATTACACAAGTGCGTAAAATCTTTAAAGACTTTACTGCTCTTGAGCTTAAGATAACTGACACCAAAGGCAATAATGAATATATAACAATGCACTTTGATAATAATAAGCAACTTGTATGGGAGGCAAAGACAGATGAAACACACAATTAAATCACCGCCAATGACACGGCAGCACTATGAATTTATAGCAGATCTGATGGGCCCAATGGTTGCGTGGCCTTCACATCTTATAGATATAGCTGATGCGCTAGAGAAAACTAATCCTAAATTTGTGCGCAAAAAATTTCTTGAACGTGCAACTAAAGCATGGGAGGATAATCAAAACACAGGAGATTTACATGACACAATACCATTCTGAAGTTGTAGCTAAATATAATAATTGTCCTGAGTGTGATGGTACTGGCGTGATAGTTTACGCCAGCCTTAACGATGACATACCATTAAGATCATGCAATAACTGTAGCGGAAAAGGCTACGTTGAGATGGATGAACTTGACTGGCTTGATTGATTGCTGCATAACCGCAGCATGATAAAAAGTTATTGGGATATGATACAGGAAAAGCATAAGGGATTTGACATCCCTTTGCATAGGGTATTCACCAAGGCTGGACTGCCAACGTCAACGTACTATCGTACATTAAATGGCAGCACTGAATTGAGATATGATACTGCTGTAAAAGTTATAAGAATGATGGAGCTGATGGAAGGTGCGTATCCTACAAGCAAGGATAAGCGTAGACTGAATGCAAAAGTTTCCAAACTATAAGCAAGATACATATGTTACCACAACGTATGACGAAATGATTACAAGTCTGATTGATAGACGCAATCAATTAGGTATATCACAAGAAGGACTTGCATTTACTATAGGTTGTACGCCATCATTGATTCACAAGTGGGAGCAGTACAAGCGTGTTCCCTCTGGTTTCATGTTCGCTTGTTGGGTAGAAGCACTTGGCTGTCAGATCGAAATCAGCACGAAAGATATTGAATCAAGTAACATATCCTTGTGATGCTTGCGATCAACGCACTGAATTTTTTGTGCAGATTATGGCGACAACTAATCCAGCCACGTACCATACCATATGTATGACCTGTTATGAGGAGCAAACATGGCAAACAAAAATAAGTCTAAAGGAATCTACCACGAAAAAAGATTCTGCGAATGGCTCGATAAAATCGGCATCAAAAACTACCGCGTTCCCCTCTCGGGTGCGCTCGGAGGTGAGTGGAGTGGTGACATCCACGTCACACTGGGCGGACGAAAGCTGGTAGCCGAGGTAAAGTATCGAGACAAATCTAATTTCCCTAGCCCATTCACTGTGCTGGATGGTAGGGACATAGCCTTCTATAAAAGAAAGACAGGCAAACCACAGTCCCTGGTCATTATGCCAGCGGAATTATTTGAACACTTACTAGGAGAGACAAATGGAAAACCAAACGAAGATGATTAAAGCACACCTCGATCAAGGCAATTCTATTACAGCATTAGAAGCATTAGATATGTTTAGCTGTTTTAGATTAGCATCACGTATGCATGAGCTAAAAGAAAGTGGCTATCCTTTTATGAAAGAAATGGTTAAGTTAGATAGCGGCAGGTCAATCGCTTGCTACACAAAAGTAAACCTCTGATAATATGGGCGTGAATTATTATCAGAGGTTCAACAGGTAAGAGGACATTAAGAAATGGAAAGACCTAATGTACGCGGACATATTACTACGAGATGTTATTGATTGGCAAGTAAACAATCCTAATGCAAAATATATTTTGATTGTGCTAGCTAGATATACAGATTTAAATGGCGAGTGCTTCCCAAGCATACCAACTTTAGTCAAGACAACTGGCTTGAGTAGAAGCACAGTCATACGTGCTATCAACTGGTGCATAGATAACGATTACCTAACAAGAAAGTCTGGACGTACTGGCGTAGCTAGTGTGTATAGATTCAAACATTTAATGGAGGATGATATGAAAGATACCCGTGTCACACAGACACCCCAAGTTATATCTAATGTAATAGATATTAATAGTAATAGTAATACTACTTGGAGTGTCACACAGACACTCCCCTTCGATGCCTTCTGGTCAGCATACCCTCGCAAGATAGCAAAGGGTCACGCTCGCAAGGCATTCGATAAGGCATGTAAGATTGCAGATCCTATTGCAATTCTTACTGCCGTTAAGAAATTTGCTGATGCTACTCAAGGCACAGACAAACAGTTCATCCCTCACCCTACGACATGGCTCAATGGCGAGAGGTGGGAGGATGATATAGAAGATGTTGCACCAAGCAGCAAAACTAACACAGATTTCTTAGACGACATCATCAATGATATGTCACAAAAAAAATTAGCCATAGATAAGGAGTAACATATGGACTACAACCAACGCACATCAATGATAGGTAGCTGGCTGCAAGGTATCTTAAAACGCTACACGCCACCATCTAGCATGGATCGTGACACACTAGG